AAATGTTTTGGTATGCGATGAAGTGTATTTTTCCTTGTTTCCTGTTTGGTCTCTGTTGCCACGTTCACGATCCTCGCGGGTTTCTTCTTCAAGGGTGGGTGCTTCTTTTTGTTTATCTTCTTCAAGTGCGGGCAATTCACCTTCTCCACCACCTCCGCCACCCAATTCTTCACCACCTCCGCCAGAATCACCTCCACCACCAAGGTCGCCTCCACCACCAAGGTCGCCTCCCAAATCTCCACCGCCCCCGAGATCTTCCGGCCCTTTATCACTCATCTTTTGATTACTTTTAGCAGGATCATTACCTTCGGATGTAATCTGTTCCATACGCCACACCTGCTTTTTGTCTTTTATCACGTCCGTACCAATCTCCTCAATTTCATCTTCGGACAAGTTGAATACTTGATTATATATCCACTTCTTGCTGAACATAGTGCTTTCCATCATATCTGACGCCAGGCTTATCTTGTTAGACCAGATTTCTAACTTTTCTTGTTCAAAGATGGTGCTTGGGTTGCTTAGTTCTAGCTCAAAATCAACAAGTGTAGCGTCCTGATAACCCTGTACATACAAATGAACTATAGCAATCTTTGTTAGTTCAGATACGATAATACGCTGTATTCTACCGATTGTTCTGCTAAATCTAACATCTTCGGCGGCAAGAGTTGCTTTACCAGACAATCCTTCTTCATATCCAAGAAATGCCTTTGGAATCTTGAGTGCCGCCATCATCTTATTACGAATATATTCCAAGTCATCAATGCCTGTGAAATCCATGCCCGGCAATGTATCAATCTTTGTACCACTATCGCTGCCACGAACAGGCAGATAAAAATCTTCAACCATGTTATTTAGATTGAAGCGTAGATTATAATCGCCAGTGCGTTCGTCGATATATGGAACCTTCTTTACTTGGCTGATGATCTTCTGCATTGCTGTATCAATATCAGCAGGAGGAATATTTCCTACGTCTACATAAAACATACGCTTTTCAGGAGCACGCATTATACGATGAATAAGCATTGCGTCTTCCATCAAACTTAGTTGCTTCCATACACGGCGTGCTGGTTCAATCATTGATTTACCATATGGCAAAAAGTTGCTGTCGCTCAATAGACGAAAATGTGCGATCTCAAAGTTTTCATATTCCATACCACCGCCCATACCATCGTGTTGATACTTTACATAGTTGATATTCTGCGGGTCGCTGCCTTCTATACGAGTGATTTCATATGGGCTGATTGGATGAACAAGAAACACGCCATATTCCGGCGAGATTTCAAGACGCAAGAAAAAGTCGCCATACTTACACATATTGCGTGTCCAACTCCACATATTGAACTCAACATTCAAGATGTCATAGAAAAGATTTTCCAAAATCTTTTTTACGTTTTCATTTTTGCTGCGTATGGTCAATACTCTACCAAACTCGCTTGGCACAAGACATTCATCGCTGTATATGTCCAACGCACTTGCGATGATAGGATCCATATCCATAACGTCATAATCTCTAAACAACTCAAGACGGCTTGCTTGATAAGCCATACTCATGTCGCGATTATGTAAGTTGAATGTGCTGCTGCGTAGACGATTGAAACGGTCTCTTAGGCTATTTCTGTCTGTAGCATATTGTATTTCATCTGTGTCAACAATCTTTAGTTTTTTGCCGCCCACATTACGAACGATAACGTCCGTAGAAAACATTTTCTTTAGTCTGCTAAATAAGTCTTTTGTTTCTGCCATAGTGTGTATATATATGAGCGCCTATAGTATAAATATATACCTATGGCATTTTTATAAAAATATATTAACGTAGTAGCCAAGTTAGGTCTTCTGGCTTGGCACCGTGCATGCCAGGTCCACCAACGTGCATTTGCCACGGGTTGTTATATACGCCAAATGGATTTACTCCTTTATCACCATTTAGCGTCTTCATATTGTTTATCATTTGTTGTGGCGACGCTACTCCTATTCTGTCTATTATTGTGCGTGTAACACTATCTGCTTCTTTTCTAAGCCGCAATGCTACATCTCTTATCCATAAAGATATACCCATTGCCATAACAAGGTCGTCATTATATCCATCCATTGCTTCTGCTTTAGCAGATACTGCTCCGCTTTTCCATATAAAAACTTGTAGTTCTTCTATCAGTCGCTTGCTGTGTATAATAACTTCTTTGTTTCTGAAATAACTTTCTAATTTTGATATTAGCAGCGGGCGAGATTTGTGTGATGTAGTAAAGCCGGGTGTCATCTTACGTTCTTCTCTATTCAACTTGTTGGTCATTTGATTTTCTACATCAACATATTGTAGGTCGGCGGAACTATAGAAAAGATTTGGATAGTTGGCATCAAGTACTTCTTGTATTACTGCCCAACCAACATTGGCATTTTCCACAACAAGCAATGCGTTATTATATTCTGTTGCCATTGTCATTAGTGCTCGTGCATATTCCTTGGTTGGCAACTTACCTTTATATTCAGCAACCTGCTCCATTGTTTCTATATCAAGTATTTGAGCGGCACTATAGTCGCTGGCATCGCCACGAGCAACGTCAGCAGACACCATATATGATTTACCTGCTTCTGGATACTTGAATATCCAATAACCTTTGTCTATTCCGCGTTTTTCCAACGGCTCACATACATGCGTTTTTTCATACCATTGTAGCGTTGGAATATCTATGACGGTATTGCCAGATGTGCTAAACTCACAATCACATTCTTGAGCCGCGCCTCTTTCACCGGACAGTTTTGTTTGCTCATCTCTCCATTTTTGGTCTCGTTCTGGATGTAGATGCCAAGGCAAACTGATGCGGTTCATGTTGTTCTGACCCGCCTCAGATTCTGTCCACATCTTATGGAACCAGTTGCCTACGCCGTTTGGTGTAGACAGTATGATTGCTTTACCACCAGTTGATAATGTATATTGAGCAGACAGCCATATTTCTTCAATATTGTCAATGAACGCCGCTTCGTCAACCACCAGCAATGACAACGCACTTGAACGACCAGATGTGCCCGCACTGCTCGCCGCCTTGATTTCAGAGCCGTTTCTTAGTTTCAATGACAATCTATTGTCTTCTACAGCAGGCACTTTTAGCCAACTTGGTAGATTGTCGTTAGCGAATCTAACTTTTGTAACAATCGCTTTGGATGTTTCTTGTGTAATACTCAAGCACAAAATCTGCTTGTCTGTATGAAATGTCATGAGCCAAATCGCATAACCAGATACAAGAGTTGTAATACCCATTTGGCGACTCTTCAATATGATATTCTGGTCGTGTTTTACGAAGTCTTCCAATGCTTCATCCTGAAACGGATATGTAAGAAATGGTAATGTGCCGCGTGTAGGATGTTGTATCTTTACATACTTCTTCATGAAATACACAGGGTCTTTTAGACACTTGGCGTATTCCAACTTTATAACATCTTTTAGATTTTGCGTTGCTGCCATATTTTAGATATGTTTGTATCTGTTGTATAATGGCGAAGTATGGTTGATATACACAATGTCTGGTATTTGATCGTCAACATATTTACGAAACATCTTGGCAGAAATATCCAATACTTTACCTTCGTGCTCTAGCCAATCGTGCGGCACTTCATATTCATCATCATAATGTGTAATAAACTTGCCAGCATATGGACCATCGAGCAAAAACAAGCCTTCAACTTTTCTGCTTTTTATACCATACTTGGACAATTCCTTACACAGTTCGTCGGTCATAGGAGCACAATATCCTTGTGGATTGCTTGGATATTTGCCCTGTATTCTCATACATAAAGCAGATATAAGGTCATTTTGTGATATAGCACCGGCTAAGTCCATATCTAATATATATACGAAAGTTATATTATTTTATTTATAACATCTATAACATCTTGCGGATATATCTTCTTGGTACATTCAAAATCTTTGTTTCTTGGGCACCACATCCAATCGCCTTTATCAAATTTACAACTAACATCGTTCCAACAGCCGTTGCATACATTTTTGTTGATTACTCTATATGGCGTTTCAAATTCATTGAATTCTTCTGTAAATCCACTAATAAGTATGACGGGCTTATTTACTCCCCAAGCAAGCCAACTTAATCCAGAACTCAATCCTATGCAAAATTCGGCGTTGTGTATTTGCTGCATTCTTACTTCAAGACTATAATCGCCTGTCTTATCGATTGCGCCGGGTGGGATATAGTTCATTTTTGTTTTAGTCCCAAAAGAACTATATCTGTCTATGCACCATACTTCATATCCTTTTTTGTTCAAATAATTTATTACAGTTTTCCATCCGTCTTCATTATTCCAATATTTTGACTGAGCAGTACTCTGTGTAAATATACACACATATTTTTTGTTTGGTGGAGAAGGCTTATCATACTGTAGTATTGGTTTAAACTCTTTGTTTCCAAGTCCAAGTATTTGTGATGCTATGTGTGAAAGCGATAATCTTTTCGGGTTCGTAATTAGTCGGTCTTTCCATTCCTCAAAATATCCTATGTTATATGTTGCATAATATGCATCATCGCTTGGGTTTTTATCCAAGAAGTTGATGTTTGAATAAGACTTTTTAAATAACTCGCGCAAAGGCTTAGAAAATACAACACAATGCATTTTACATTTATGTTGTTTTCTAAACTCTTCAACCGACCCAATAAACGCAATAAGATCTCCCACACTTTCTGTATCAAGTATAACTTTTACGTCTTTACCCTCTGCGTTATATAAATGAGTGTGTATCAGCCTCTCCCAGTTTTCTCCAACCATTTCGTATACTTCTATCTTCCATTTACAGAAATATTTTATGCTGCTTGTAGCCCACATATTATTTCCGATGATTGTTTCATATACTATCTGATTTTTGTCTGTATCAATAAACTTTATCTTATGTTTTCTGCTTATTGGTCCAAGTATTTCTACCTTTGGGCCTTGTGGAAAATTGATCAAAATATTATTTTTTGCGTCCTTGACTACTTTTTCACAGTTTGAGTAGCACTCGATG